TGGTCATCATTTGCTTGCGAAGAGCGTCATAGTACTTGGCCTGCTGAGCCGTCAAGGGAACTTCACGAGTGGAGTACAACAAGTCAGGCAGGTCTAAGCATTCTGCTTTCGTAAATCTAATGGCCGGTTGCAACACTTGATGAACTGTCTGCTGTGCGTCTTGCTTCGGCACCCACTTGTACTGCGTGAGTTTCAGCATCACCTTGTCACGGAACGCACCAAAGAATCTAGGCACTGAGTCGGGCGTCACAAGCTTAGCCAAGCCGTATGCGTCTAGAGGTGACTGCGAGGCAGGCGTACCCGTCATGAGCCACAAGCGTGTAGTAGGTTTAACCAAAGACGCAAGGCACTTCCAACGGTCAGTGGTCACGCTCTTAACTGCATTGGCCTCGTCCACAATGATGAGATCAAACCCACCCTCTGCCAACTCTTTGTTGACAACCTTCACACCGTCAAAGTTAATGATGACGAACTCGTAGTCACCGCTAATGACTTTCTGTCTCTGTGTGCGTGAGCCTTGTGCAATTGCAACCGTGCGGTGCATGACTGTCTTAAACAAATCAGAGCGCCATGCGGTGTCCATGATGGACACTGGGCACACAACAAGCACACGCTTGACTTTGCCTTGATTCATTAGGTAGTCAGCCGCCCATGCCGCCGCACTGGTCTTGCCTGTGCCTGCTTCGTTGAACACAAAGCAACGTGGATGCAGTGTGAGAAATTCTGCAGTAGTGCGCTGATGGTCAAACGGAGTAAACATTCCGGGCCATTCGTATCGGCCAAGAATGGGGCTAGGCACTTCACGAATACCTAGATTGCGTAAGAGTTGCACTTCGTCAAAGCCCCAGTTGACTAGCACTTGGTCAACGTCTCCGTTGCTGCCGAGCACTTTGCTCTTGGGAATGATTGAAGTGATCTGTGGTGCTTTGCGTGTATTAAACAGCAATGCCTTGTTGTCAATAATTTGCATAATAAACTTTGAATAGAGGTGACAAAAATAGCCCAGTAGCAGTGCTACTGGGCAAACCCATTACTGGGAGGAGAATGGAACCAATGAAACAACTCAGCAACTGCGGCCACCGAGTGATTCCATCTTACATTATTTTTTACGCTCTCGCTTAGAAATTTGTGACTTCATAGCACCGGTTTTGGTGCGGGAGAAGCTTGTGTTTTCGGATTCGTGAGAGGCGCGGAGGTTGCTTAGTTTGGATGTGCCGCCCTTGGACATAGCCTTCTTGTGATCGACGTCTACATCGTCTGGCAGGGTGCCATGAGCCTTCTCGTATGCACGACGTGCCTTGTGTCTCTCGGACTGTGCGGCAAGCTGCTTGGGCGTACCCTGATAGCGCTCATATTCAAGTTTGTAATTGCGTGGTTTTTTATCAGCCATTGTGATTCTCACAAGATGTAACTGGGCAAAATTTGCAGAGGGCAGAGCTTTTGGGATTCCATACCCCATGCACCACAGCCGCTTCGATTGCACTAGCCCTGCCAGCCCATTTAGACAGGATTTCAGGCAACTGTTTCCTAGTGTACTCAGACTTGATGACGTCGCCAACTACAACGAACAGCAGTGCCCCCTTGACGGTATGTACGTCGGGATGGTGAATCATCACCATAGCTGCCATAAGTTCTAACTGAGCGCTATCTGCGTACCGGCTTGACTTGCCAGTCTTGTAGTCTGCTACTCGTGCAACGCCCTTCTCGTGGTTGATTGCAAGGTAGTCTGGGATGCCTCGGAACCATACGTCTTTGTCAAAGAACCCACAGGGGGTGAAGTCGGCACGGATGCCAAGTTTCTCTTCACAACGGACGTCGCCTTTAAAGTTGGCAAGAGGTTCCACGAATGGCTTGTAGTGCGCAAAATTCGCAGGGAGTGGTGTCTTATCACGGATGTATTCTTCGAACGCCTTGTGTACAGCAGTGCCGTACATGGTCGCTTCTGTGTCTTTAGATTTGAACTTTTTTAGTATCTTAACTTCGTGGTATCTGCGGGGACAGCCTTCGTAGTCTTTGATGCCTGAATAGGAATGTGCTAGCGTCATGGAAAAAACTGGGTTGATTTTTGTAACCCCGAGTGTACCAATCAACAGTCCCCATAGGAAGCCCCTACGCCTGATTCGCAGGCTAGCGGTAAAGTTTGTGCCCACTTTGGTCTCCATGACATGCACTCCTCAACGTATCGTTGTGCTTCTTCTTGTTCTTCAATCGGTGCAATACAAGCCACAGCATCGTGGACTGTCAACACCACCTTGTACTTCTTGCCGATTCTGAGCATCTGCTCTCCTACGACCTGACGTGCTACCGCTTGACATACGTTCTCCACAACTTTCCCGCCGTAGATGTACACGGGTAATCCCTTAGAGAAATAGCGCCACTGGTCTTTGCCAGTCTTTTCATCAGTCACTTTGGCTAAGTCGGGATACTGAATGAATAGCCCGCTGGGTAGGGTTAACCCTTTACCCGGAACCGCCTTGATTAGCCCCTGCTCGTCCACTTGGAGGCCGTTGCCTGTACGCAACGCAATCAGCGCCTCGTCTGCCCTACGCCACAACTCGGGTATCTTGTAGTAAGTGTTCCTGTATGCGTCGATGATGCGTTTTGCCTCAGCTTCGGTTACTTCAACACCGGCCTGTTGCTTGAGGAATATCTGTAACTTCTTGTGCCCAACGCCGTAGCCTGCACCAAGCACCACAGTCTTGCCGACCTGACGCTGACTGGCTGAACCCGTCGTAACTTGCTCGGGCGGTATGTTGTAAATCTGGCTAGCCATGAGACGGTAAACGTCCTGCTTATTCTCGAACGCTTGCACCAACTCCTGCTGACCTGCTAACCAAGCCAATGTCCGTGCCTCGATCTGCGCTGAGTCGCAGTCAATCACAACGTAGCCTTTGGGTGCCTTGATCGCCTTCTTGATCTTGCCTGCGTTCGTACCGCGCGATGGGAGGTTCTGCAGGTTTACAGAATCTTGCCCAGACCACCGACCAGAGTGGGCACCGTAGTAACGCAGAGGTACAGGAAACTTGCCTCGAGTAGACATACCAATAAAGCGCTCAGTGCGAGTCTCCTCAATTGTTGTTTTGTTTCCAAGGCGGGCTGCGACAAGCATTTGGACTCGTGCATCAGGGTGCTCCTCTAGTGATTTAAATTCTTCGTCTGTTTTGGCAAACGCAAAGGCTAACTTGCCAGTGCGTAGGCTTACTTTGGTAGGCGGTACAACGCCGTAGTTCTCGAGTACCTTTGCAAACTTGTCGTTGGACATGAGTAGCTTCTTGATGCCATCCATACCTTCACTAAAGATTGCGTGTACATACTCTGGGTCAGCGTCTTTCAACATGAAGTCCCGCACCGATTCCATCAGGGCTTCCTTGGCATCCTTCACGGCTTCCAAGTGGTCAACGAGTAACGTCTTGTCTAACTCAAGCACAGGCTCAATGAACATACGTAAGGTCATGTCCATCAGTTTCAATTCTTGTTTAGGGAAACCCAACGCCATGTATTTGTTGAACAGCGTGTAGGTCAACTCGGTGTCGTTGATGCAGTACTCAGCGTAGCGAGCCAACTCCTCGGCAGAGAAGTCAGCGTAGTGTTTACCCTTGGCATGAAGCACCTCATCGCCCTTGGCTCCGATACCCATGCGTTCAGCTTGCTTGGCTAGGCCATGCGCCTTCTCGTGTGGAAACAAAGCTCGTGACATACCAAGCGTGTCAAACCAAGCCATAGGCTTTACGCCATACAGCCAGTCAAGCACCGCACCATCGAACGCTGTGTTCTGCGCAACCACCATCGCATCAGACCAGTCGAACTCTTTGAGCACCTTCGCCACTTGGGGCTTGGGATACCAAACTGTTTCACCATCGTCGACCTTGATTGCAATACCAATCATCTCAAACTGAGGCGAACGCACATACTCCTCGGTCGGGATTTTGGTAAGCGAGTACTCTGTCGAGTAGAAGCACTCAAGGTCAAGGGTTACTATTTTTGGCATATTGTTTGTCAAACTCTTGTTCGAGTATTTGTTGGGCTTTTGCAAGCATGTTCTGCGGGGCGATGATCTTACTCGGCGTTCTGTACGTCACCGTACTGCGTTCTTCTTTTTCTTGCCTAGTCAGCAATTGATGAAATGTTCTAGCCTCAAACCTTGCACGACGGGCTTCTTTGTATGCGGCAAGTAGCGCCGCTTTTTCTTCAGGCTCCAAGTACCACAGGCGGTGTACGTGTCCGGCGTCAGGTTTCTCTATCAATAAGTCATCTAACTTTTCCCTAATGTCGTCAAACCTTGGTGAGTAACGTCCGATAAGCCTTTCCCCATCCAAGTCCCCAAAGAATTCCTCGGGGTTGGTCTTGAGTCGTTCAATAATTACTTGTACTGCTTGCATCATTTTGATTTGTCCCTTCTTAGTTTAGCTAATGTTCGGTCTGTCATTTCACGCAAAATTCGTTTCTCATGCTCAAACCAATCACGCCCAGCTTTTGGTTTCTCTTGTTCCGTCCACAACACTTGCCCCTGTGCGGGATTGACCAAACCACCTTGCAACGCCATTCGTGGGTCAGACCAAGTACCAAGCCTGCCCGACGCAATTTGGTTCTGTGAAGCCATCATGCTTGCTGCTAAGTTTGCGGTGTACCCTTTTAGTGCGTTTTGTTTTTCTTCTTCACGGCGCTTGTCACCGTTAAAGATTTCGTCCACCACATATTCAGTCAGGCTTGGCTCCATTACGTATTTCTGAAACGCGGCGGTGAGCGCATCCTTATCACGGTCTGACAGCTCACTAAACCCCACAGGTACTTTGCCTAGTATCTGGTCAGTTATTCGACTAAACCTGCCTTCGTATTTAAAGTCTTTTGGGTGTGACTGCATGCGCTCAATCAGCATACGTGCCCCTTCGGAGCAGTTTAGTTCTTCATTCACTTTGGTTCCTCCAGTGGTTTGCAATACAACGTGTAGTTGGAGTGCGCGCCTTTTATGTTTATTAGATACGACGCCAGTGTGTCGACGTTTGTTTCGTTGATGACAAGGGCTAAGCCCCCTGCCTCGTCAATAGTTCTAAGGTTAGAAGTTTGTAAATCCGTTGGCTTGTTCTTACCCGCCTTGGCTTCGATGCCGATGAACCGACCCTTCAAGCACGCAAGGATGTCAGGGGTGCCGTTGTTAGCGTGCATACCCCCAATGTAGTTCACAGCATACGCTCCATGTGCCTTGAGGGTCGCATGGATTTTCTTCTTAACGAGTGCTTCGGGGGTCGCCGCCATTGATTACTTCCTCCAACTTGTATTTGTAGTGCAGTGCTTTACCGGCGTCGTCGCTACCATCTTTCCTGCCTTGACGCATGGCGTATTTGATGATGTTGCCTTTTAGAAACCCACGGAATTCTTCGGGGGTCAACACGGCCTCCATCACTGTCCAAGGTTGGATTTTCATGTCTTTGTAGTGACTGCCACTAACTTGCATGTCGTCTGCGTTTGGGACCATTTCAATCATTTAGTTTCTCCTGTAGTAAAACGTCATAGTACTGCTTGGGCATCGGGGCTTTCTTGTCGAGGGTTTCCCTCAACCACTCCAAGCCACCAAGCTGCTTAAAAATTATCCACTGCCTGTCACTTAAACGTACGTATCGTACCTTTAGGGGGGCGGGGGGCTTTGGTCTTGGCATCTGTTAAAACTCCTTCATGTTTGTTTGGTTGTCGTTGTTTGGCTCGGGCAAACGTACCAAATTGTTTATAGCCTAGGCCCTCTTCGTTCTTGATTTGGTTGCTTGGATTCTTTGCACGAAAGTACGGGTCGGCCATGAAGATACTTGGTCGGTCTACTTGTGCTAACTCATCCCATGGGTTAAGTACTGTCATGCTTGCTTCTCCTGTGACCACTGGTGCAGTCTTAATTCTGCGCTTTCAGCGTTAAAGTTTTTGCGTAGTTCTTCCAAATGAGCTTTGGCTTCATCGTTCATGGTTCTGCGCACATGTTGTTCTACTAGCTTGGCAAACTTCATTAATTCAGGCAATGTAAATACAGCAATCTCATCCCCACCTATAGTGGCTTGTTTAGCCATCTCAATGATTTCATCTTGTGTCATTTCTTCATACCCCTTACAAATGCCGCAAAGCTTGCGGCGGTATCACCAAATGGTTTCATTGCGTCAAACTCCTTAGCCACTTCTTCTAAGACTGTGTTGCGTTGCGATGGCGACACAAAAATATCAAAGTGATAAGGCTGTCCTTTCATGGTGTTCTCACGTTCAATGCGCTCGAACTCATCGTCTTCGTCAGTGTGTATCATGTTGTCTCCTTGAGTTTGGCTGGGTCGGTTGAAAACTTGGTGTCGCCTGTAGCAACCCAGTAGCCTTCACGATAACCCTCGTAGTGCGCCAGCCATCTGCCGTTTAATGCTTGCTCGCTCATGTGGTCAACCTCACCGCGCTTCATGCCCTCAATGTAAGCATTCTTTCGGTTGGTAGCATACCTTGCGGCATCTGTGTGTAGTAGTTCTGCGGGTGTCATGTGTTGCGCTCCTTTAATGCTTTTTCAATGGCTTTGATAAGAGACTTAAGATCGCCTCCATCCCAATCAATTTCATCCTCATCCGTCAGCCCTACCCACTCCCGCTTCGGATACAAACCCCACACCTGACCCAGTGGTGTAAACAAAGGGCAGTCTTTGTCTGTACTTACCATGCCGTTGCTTGGGTCGTACCATGCTATTGGTTTATCCATGGTTCTTCTCCTTTAAGGCTTTCTCAATGGCGTTGAATAGCGCATCCCATTCTTCTTGGGTCATTTGATCGGCAGTCCAAAAACTCTTCTTTTCCTCATCCGTCAGACCCACCCAAGGGCGAACGTAGTCTTGAATGTCATCGTCATCTTGTGTCATGCTTGTCCCCTTTCTCGGATGATGTTGGCGCAGTCAGATGGTGTCGGCCATTTCTCGTCGGGTACAAGAAGTTTTTCGCACTGCTCCTCAAGCGAGTCACACACCTTTGCACACGCCTCACGCTCATGCTGTGCTACTAGCTTGGCAAAGATTTCAAGGTGCAAAAGCGCAGATGGGTGAAATGGTTTTCCATCGTCAATCCCGTATGCCTTGTTTGCTAGTTCAATAATTTCGTTTCGTGTCATCTCGGTGCATCCTCGTAGTTGTCAGGGTTGAACTTCGGCTCTCGCTTGTCGTTCTTGTCCTTCGGGTTTGGGAATGGGGGGAACGGCCATGTCATACCACCGCCGATTCTTGTTGTGCCTCGTAGCGTTTGAGTTCCGTATCCATCTGCACAATTAAGTCAGCCAAGTCAGACTCGAGCAAATGCACCTGCTTAACCCAACGGGCAACGGTTAACCGTAAGTCGTGCAAGAACTCTTCCTTCATGTGTTGGCTTGCCATTACCTCAGCCACCATGCGATACCCACCACCTGAGTCACGATCAGATTGCAAGCTAACAAAAGCGCGAACATGTGTAGGTGTTGAGTCGCCCACAGTTATCTTACACTTTTGGATTAGCGACCTTGCTTGTTCCCTGCGAAATTGTTTAGCTGCCTCTGTATCGTCCCACTCAAAGTAGCGATGCAAGATGTTGTCCTCATCTTTAGCTACTGCAATCACATCATCAATAAGTAGCACACCACCATTTCGGCGCGCCATCGTTTCTAAATACTTACGTTCTGCATTCATGATTTCTCCTTGTTAAAAATAAAAATGCCTGCCCTACCACTCCATGCCTAGTCGAGCCATACCTGCCTTGCCATACCGCGCCCTACCATGCCGTGCCCGGCCTCGCCTTACCTGCCTTACCAAGCTCCGCCACACCTCACTGCGCCTTGCCACGCCGTGCCTGCCGTACAAGGCCGTACCGCGCCATGCCATACCGAACCAAGCCCATCCTAGCCTGCCTTACCGAACCCGTCCTAGCCTTGCCGTGCTCCGCCTAACCTTGCCTGCCTCTCCACTCCATGCCTAGCCAATCCTTACCTGCCTTGCCGAACCAAACCCGACCACTCCATACCTAGCCCTTCCCCGCCGAGCCACGCCTGCCGTACTAAACCGAGCCTGACCGCTCCGAGCCGCGCCTATCCATACCTGCCTTGCCGAACCTAAGCGCACCACGCCATGCCAATCCGAGCCTAGCCTGCCGTGCCATACCCCGCCGCACCTGATCGTGCCCTGCCGGTCCCCGACGTGCCTGCCGTGCCCAGCCAAACCGAGCCTTGCGGTACCTTACCCCGCCGGGCCCAGCCTCGCCTGCTTCGGTGTTTGGATTATTTAATACCAAACTTGGCTTTGACTGCGCTTTCGTTGGCGCTCTCTACAACACGGAACAAACCAAACCCACATCCGGCACTAGCCTTACTGTCGGGACGACCTGCTCCGATACCTACTTGCAAACCGCAACGGCTCACAAGGTTAATTACATCTGCTGTTTTAAATTGATCCATGTCGAAGCGGACACGCAGTTTACACGCCCACTCTTTGTACATTGGACGAGACCGAACATCGACCACACCTGTTGCATTGCGAGTGTGCGCCGTATATGTATCGCTCTTACCATACACACGAACCAAAGGAATACCGTCTTGCTTGTCCCAACCATCGGCTTCAACAAACGTGGACAACTTAGCCAACGTCATCTTGAACCCAACCAATCGGCAAGCAGAGATCATTGCTGCCCTGAATGCGGCGGCATTCATACCTTCCCAGCCATCCATACTGCGGTAACGTGCGTCCTCCGCTTCCCTCTCGTAGTCACGAGCGTCACGTACCTTTTTGCTCTTAGACGACGGGCCTTCTTGCATCTTCGCCATTAGCTCAGCTTTCTTGCTGAAACGCTCGACAACCAAGGGGGCAATGCCCTCAAGGTACAAGTCGATTGTTGCAAACTTAGGAGGAGAGATTACATAACTAGTTTCGATTTCTTTGGTAGCCATTTTTTACTTTCGTTGATTTAAATTGAACGGGTTTTATACTGCGTCAAGTTCGGTCAGTATTTGATTAGTGATTTCCCGCACGCGGCCTAACGCATCTTCAAGATCAGCCTTGTGTTTGAAATCATTTGTGATTGCCAGTTTGATATTAGCTAAAGCCCTGTACATCTGCGGTCCTTTGACTGCGTACAAAAGCTTCTCTTCATCGTCTGGGTAGTTAAACTCTAGTACGGCTTTCATTTAGATAAGCCACCAAAGTATTGATGCAGCTTGCAATACAACTCATGAGCGTCACTCAAGCTGATGTTATCCAAGATGTCTTCAATCTTGTTACGTACAGGACGGTCAATCAACCTATTCATACCGATACTACCCATCGCTTCCGCCGCTGCCGCTAATGCTTCTTTGCTTGGCTCCCTAGAAGTTATAACCTTAGAAGTTTTCACCTTCTTCGCCTTGTTCTTTAGCGTGGTAGTAGACTTGAGCGGTCTGTATTCGTTAAAGTTCGTGTGCAACAGCCCCATGTCATCCACAGAAATATGCCCTTGCCGTATCATCTGTGCAAGCAACGATGATGTAGATGACTTCTTAAATCCTTTTTGTTCAAGCAGTTTGATGTACTCGCCCTTGGACTTGTAGGGGTTGTCACGCACGAGTTCAAATGTTGCACGAGATGTATTGGTAGTTGTTGTAAACACGGTTGTTTCCTCAGTTGTTTTTGGTTCGTCCCACGATTGCAATATCTTCTGCATTTCTGTTTGTAAGTCAGGCATCGTCATCCTCAAATAGGTTAAGTTGTTTTGGGTCAGGCATTGTGTTTGCTAAGTCCTGCATGTCACGCAGTCGCATCTCTAGCCTCTCAGAAAGAACTTTGATTAACCCTGAATGCCCATCGGCAAACCGGATTAGTTCTTCGTCAGTCAAGTTGTCGTAATTCATTTAAGCTCCATAAAGTTAATTAAGTTTCCATCGTCGTCGGTTGTAAACCAAACGATGTTGTCAGGGGGAGGCACCATCACCCGCTTCAGATGCCCACCCACAGTTGCTACGTCCCTGATTCTTGATAGCCAATCAGGTAAGTCAGTCACAAGCCCACGAGAGGCAGTCTCATGTCCATCACGCCATTGCTTGAGCGTGTAGTCGTGCCCTCGTTCTTCGTATCTACATTCATACATAGGATTGTCTTTGTGATACCCAAGTTTGTGCTCTAGGATGCGAAGTGCGTCAGACTTCGCTCGCCCATGTCTGTCTGCCATGTCTGTAATCTCAGTTACCAGACTCTTCACTTTCCCCATCATGTATCCCCCAATCAAAAGCACCTAAGATCTCGTCCACCTTCTGCTTTGTGATTGCACGAGTGCTATCTTCTTCACGCAATTCTTTAGGTGTTACCCCAGACAATACCTCCTCAAGCTTACGTGAAGCTTTCGTCAATGCAGGGTCGTTCGTAATGTTCATCACTTGCAACAACTCACACAAGTCAACGGCATTGGTTACTGTCGTGTCGTGGAACGTACGCTTCTTGCCATCCTCATCCACAGTCAAGCGATCACTCAACTTACTGATGGCGTTATACAAACGAGTCCATGAGTCTTGGTTCGCAGCTTTGAGCTTAGCGTCGAGCTTTTCTTCGTACTGTGCGATCAAGGTGCGTTGTACTTCGCTCTCCACATCAAGGCGGAAGTCACCACCGGTAGGCAAGGGAGTGAACGATGCCTCCATACGAAAGCGCTGTGCCACCTTGCCCCTGCTTGGGTACTCGCTACGATCAAACAATGTACCGAGTTGGAACGCCGCCCCTGCCACGAGTGTCTCGTACTTATCCAAGAACGCATCGACAAGCCTGTCAAACTCATGGCGGTGTCTACCCATAGTCTGCTGATACTCAAGCAGTGCTGCAGTGGGCAACAACCTTGCGCCTTGGTCATTCCAAGGGAGCGTCAAGCGATAGTGTTCAGCACGAGCACGAGCCTGAAACTTAGTGATGGCCTCCAACTCTTTGCACTCAGCAAACAAGTTCTTGTACACCGATGCCGCCTTCTTAGAGCCTGACCCCTTGGCGTTGGTCACCTCTGCTTGTGTACTCTTGTCTTGCTTGCGACCCGAGTAGATTGCAATGTTCAAGTCCACCATCATGGCGGAACGAGCGACGCCTGCAATAGGCTTTTCAGTTTGTGTTGTGTAGTAGTTCATGATTGTTCCAAAGTTATAAGGTTAGAAGTTTTGTTTGGTTTGATGATTAGGTTGGAGGTTTGTAGTCATTTAGTTTCATCGTCAGTTTGATCGTGTCAATGAGGTCATCGTCGACGGGTTGGCACTGCAGTGCGGTCTGAAGTCTTGGCTTGTACACAATCGGCACATACGAATTCATATACCCCTGCGTACCCTTGTCGGCACCCATGTGCTTCTCGCCCATCACCTCGCAACCTTTCAATGTCTCCATGATCTTGGCCAACCCTTCGGGCGGCAACAAGAACTGACTATCCCCTACTCTAAGCTGCAACATGATGTTCTTCTCCTTCAATTTCAAATGTGATTTCGTTGCACTCGCACGATTCCACGAACGCATCTTCGCTAGTAATGTTTTCATATTCATCCCTTAGTTTGTCGTACATGTCTGACATGAACCTTTCACACAATGATTTGATTTCTTCTTCAAGCCCTGCACTGTCCCACTGCTCGGTAACTAGCTCAACCCATGCCTCCTCATCGAGCATCGCAAACACACCTTCGGGTTGGGTTTCATACAAGTACTCGGTTGTGTTGGGGTGCATGTAAAACCCACGATTGTTGGTGCGAAAAGTTATGTAGCTACCGTCCGATTTGCACGCAAGGTACAACGCTGGGTATCGCTCGATGTACTGCGGGTTAGCCTCCATCCACTGATACACACTGACGTGCCCATCGAACGCAGCCCCATCGCCTTGTGAGTAACTGATGCACCAAGTAAACCTATCCACCTTGATGCCTTGCACTTGCATCTGTGATTCAAAATCTTCCTTAATCCAGTCAGCCCAATCGTCATAAATAGAGTGTTCTTGCCACGCTTCGTACTCTTTCGCGAATCTTTTGGGGTCAAGCTCTTTCAATTCTTGTGCAGTTACTTCTTTCAAAATCTCACCTCAATCTCTCTGCGCACACACAAATACCCTTGCGCGTCACCGGTGCTGTCGTATTCAATGTCGGTATCTTCTTCACCAACACGAATGATCTCGTACTCGTAGTCAAGCTCGTGCATCTTGGTTAGGAACTCACCAAACTCCTGCACATCAGGGTATCCGTCGTACCACTTAACGGACTCCACCGAAAACTGAAGCACACGATGCTTGTCATCCCACACGAAGTGCTCGCTCCACTCGTCAAATATCTTCTTAAACGCGGTGTTCATCAAGAGCTTGAGCTTGTCGTAGTGAAGTAAACTCTCCGCCCCACTCACGGGGTAAATAAGCGCAGTCACATCTGATCTGTATCCCATTTCAATTCTCCCCAGTCACAAGTAACGCAGTTGCAATAGCATCTGCCAATGCCTCGTCATCTTTAACGATGTACAGCGTAGTCTCCCAATCATGCTGGTGTGATTTGCGGTGCATGATCTCAATGACCTTGCCGTTGACTGCGTTCAACAACTCAACACGTTTGAGGGGTGCTTTTTGTGTATGCGAACCGGTTGACACGACATCTGGTCTATTCGAAACCAAGGCAACACCCTCATTCCGTATGCCTGCTCTAATCATGCGTCCACGAAACCAAGTAAAAAACCAATCCATAATATTCTCCAAAAGTTATAAGCTTAGAAGTTATGCCTCGACACGAATCGTTGTGCCGAACGGTGCAACTAAGTCAGACGACACAGCCCACAAGGTAGGCACATCGGTATTGCCCCAGTCACCTACATAACCGTCAGTAAACTGCACAATGGCTTGCGGTGTGAGGTTCTTTTCCTTGAGGTACTTGAACAACACTGAACCGTCCGTGCCCCCACCGCCCTTGGGCTTGAGGTCTTGTACAGCGAACTGACCTTCCTCGAATGTTTGATGCCCTGCTACCTCGGTGTCCCAATAGATCACATGCACCTTGGTCGGCTTGATGTCCTCAATAATTTGCTTGATTTCAGAAACAAACATGGTCATCTCATCGCCACCGAAAATTGAGCCGGAGGTATCGAAGCCGATAACTAACTCCGTCATAGTAGTGCCGACCATAGAAGGCATGTAAGTGTCGTAGCTCAAGAATCTGCGGTTAGGTTTGCGCCATGAGGACTCGTCACGACCCGCGCATGTCTCGGTGATGAACTCACGCAACACTTTCTTCCAGTCGATCTTGGGTTGTAGCAAGTCACCGAACACACCATCCGCATTACCCGCGCCCTTACCCGCCATCTTGCGACGCACGATCTCACCCTGACGAATAGCACGTTGGATCTCATTGGCTCGCTCTTGCTCCTTAGCGGGGTCGCCACTCATTGCGTTCTCCCAGTCATGCTCATCCATGCCATCACCATCGCCTTGACCTTGCCCCTCACCATTAGCCTTGAGGTCTTCGAAGATCTGCTTGACTGACCACCCACGATACTTAGGGTCAGGCTGAACACCAACGCTAGGCATCTTGATGAACCCCTCACCCGCATCCATGTCAACCAATGACAAGTTGACGAAGTGATCTGCTGCGATGTTGGCCAGTTGTGCGTTCTCGTCGTGTAGTGGCCGCCACACCTGTAAGTGACGATAGGCTTTGTGCTGTGCCTCATGCAAGATAAGAAAGCGTAGCTCGGGGTCAGGCTTCATGTACTGCTCGATGAAGTCAGGGTTGTAGTAAACATCCCACCCGTTGGTCGCCGCAGTGGATACGTCGTCGTTCACCTTGACCTTGCCACATGCGAGGATGCCGCTGTACGAGCAAAAGGTTTTGTGTTGCATGATGGCGATGTGAGCCTTCTTGATTCGGTCTTGTACGTTCATGGTGTTTCTCCAGTTGTTTATAAAGTTATAAGCTTAGAACTTATGTGTTGTTGGTATGTTGTATTCGAGGTCATCGTCCAGATACCGAGCGATGCGCTCGGCTATGGCGATCTCCTCGACCGTGCGTTCTTTCAGGAACGCTTCTGCCATCTGCTGTCTGATCTTGGCTGTTCGCACAATGAGGTGCCCTGCCCTACCTTGCTCAGCAACCTTAAGCTTGGAAATATTGTGTGCACATCGTTCGTCAATTGTTTTGTAGTAGTCTGATCGCGAGGGTTTGTATCGCCTCTCGCCTGAGTCCTCATACCCCATCTTCTGCAGGGTGCAGTCAGCCTCAAGCAAGCCAATCATCTCGGACAAGTTGTCGGCAGTGATCGGGCGGGGTGTTGTAAACGTCATGTAGTCTGCGCCTTGCGCCACATACACAATGGGTCGTTCACCCGCTAAACTGAACACCAACTCTCGCACATCCCTAGTCTTGCTTGACCACCCACCGTTGTGATAGCCCGATGCAATACTCTTGCGAGCCATGTTGCGTATCGTTCTACTCAAACGAGTTGGGTTAAATGTTGCAGTGGTCTGCACTCCGGGGGCTTGCAGTTGTCTTGCAATGGCGTACATGTGGCTCATGATTGTTTCCTTAGGAAGGCTGTTTGTATATTCCACGCATCCTTAGATTGCACATGGTTTGGTAGTGGGCGTTGGTACGCCTTCCCGATTCGCCCAATATGCCAATCACGTTTAAACGTGACAATTGTTTTGCCGTTAGATGTTCGTTCGATTACTAACATTTGTATTCCTTACTTTGGTAAATGTGCGCGTTTCGCCGCGAGATATGCGGCATGCGCTTGGTCTGGTGTATCAAATACGCCGATATGCCTACGGCATATGGTTGCAACGTACCGACCTTTGGGGGTCATTCGTACGCCGGTGTAGCCCGCACGGTTCGCGGCCTTTCTAGTTGAGTTGTGGTTGTTTACAGATGACGTCACGTCTCGCAGGTTGCATATACGATTGTCGGTGCGGACGCCGTTGATATGATCTATCTGACCAGCAGGCCATACTCCGTACACATAGCCCCACGCCAAACGATGCGCATAATACATACCACCGTCAAGACTAATGCGGATGTATCCCATCTTTGGGCGCGGGCACCCCGCTATTTCGCCTATGTGTGTATTTTTGGACGCTCGAATACGCCATGTAAAAACCCCAGTTTCTGGGTCATAAGCGAGAGCTTCGCGCAAGCGGGTAAAATCTAGGTTGCTCATGTTGTCATGCCTCTACATGATGGTTTGGGAAGTGACCCCGTTAGCCTGCCAGCTTTCGGGGTTGCGTTAATATACGGTAGTGCCAGTCATTCGTCAACCCCCACGCCAATAAAATAAGTCAAGGGCTAGCACGATGAGCCCGATTAAAAACAATACGCGCTCAATCTTTTCTGAGTTGTTTAGCATCGTGTGCGTCTCCGATTCGTTTGATGATGTGTGCGATCTTGCTGAGTTCTTCGTTTGCCCAAGCCAAGGCGCTAACACGCCCGCTCCAATAGCCTATCTTGTAGGCACAGAACACGAGCGCAAGTGTCATTAAAAGTTGAATGTCTGTATCTGTCATCTCAATCTCCCTTCGCTTCGAATTCTTTAATGAGTGCGTCAAGCCATCTGTGTCGGTAGGCTTGTAGCTGTTTAGCGCCCCCTGCTTTGTTCAGTACCTTGTGCGCACCTTTCACATTTGCACGCACCCAATTCTCCAAGTCGTAGTGCGGGGCGATACGTTGGTGGATGATGCGCTTGGCGTGGGCGTACTGCATGTAGTAACTTTGGTGTGCATTGTGTACCGCCACATCCTCAATGGCATGGCAGATATAAGGCGGGTGCTCCATGCGCATACTCCCAACTTCACCATCCCACAGATACTTTTTGGCTTGTTTAAATACTTGGCTTGTTTTCATTTCATTGCCCTCAGTTTAAGTATGTATCCCTTGGCATACATGGCACACAGCATCTCCAACTCGCCGACCCCCTCAGGGGTCTTGAGGTCTGTACTCACAAGAAACTTCTCGATCTGTTTAAGTGCCGTGACGATTGCGTCAAGGGTGGGTAGTTCGGTGTTCATAAACTTCTAACCTTAGAAAAACTTACCGAGCTTGGCGGCTTGTGCTGTGAACTTACGGCTACCGCATGCCATGCCTACCTTGGACTTGTTGGACGCAAGTGATGTGATGAACAAGGCATGTGCCTCGAACGATTCGTTAGCCACTCGGTCTGCGTAGTCCATCACGGCGTCAATAGTCTTGGCATCCACTCGACCGGCCAACATGAAGGCGAGAATAAATAGAGCACCTGCACTCGATGGCACCTTGGCTTTGAATGGTTCCTTGACGATGTTCTCGAATAGCGGGAGTTGATCGGCCAAGTTAATGAGCGCATCCATGTCACGAGCGGCGGCTTCACCTACTGTACCGGCAAGGGCGGGGAGGGTTGCATCGCCTAAGATGGTGCGTTGTTTGATGATGTTCGATGCTTTCTCGAGTGAACGAGGCGAGCAGTATGCTTTCACATTGCCCGTCATTGGGTTAAAGATGTATGGATTCTTAGCCTTGGGGTCAAGGTCGGTGTAGCACTCGAACACTTGCGGATACTGTTTGGCAAATGCCATAACCTCGGGGGAGATCTCGTTATCTGACGCCCATTCGATCCACTGTTCGGGGCTTGGGTTGGCTAGGTTGGTTACTGTCATGCGGTTGTATGCATGGGCAGGGATGTTGTCACCCACGCCGTCAGTATCTAGGTTGGTTGTTGCAAATACGATGGAGCCAGTCGGCAGGGGTACGTCACCTACACGATGCTCGAGGATAGTCGGCAACAACATGTTCATCACAGGGCGGGACGCCTTACCCAACTCGTCAAGCATAAGCACGACAGGGCGGGATTGATTCTTACCTACACCGAAGCGTACGTTGGGTGCATACGATGTCGTCATGTTCTCTTTGTCAATGACTGGCATGGCCAAGTCACCGAGGTCTAAGTTTGCACAGTCGATGTAGCACATCTGATAGTCAGGCAGGTCTTTGCCTAGTGTTGCAAGGATGGATGATTTACCTACGCCGGGCTGACCACGCAGTAGGATGGTGTTTGTTGTACCCACGTTACGGATGAGAGTGGATGCTTGCTTGAGGTTTACGGACAAGTTCATGATGATTTCCTTTGATTGAAAGTTTGGGAGGGTTGAAAGTTCTAAGGTTAGAAGTTTATAAAAATAGGCTTGCGCCCCGCTTACAGTACGAATGTCTCAGAGCGAGACACAACATACATGTTCTTTTTGCACTCGGCCATGATGGTTGCCCAGCATGACTTCGCGGTTGTTTTTTCTTCGGTCACATACTTGCCTTGATGGTACGAGTAGTAACGATAGTATTTGGTTCGGGCAATAATCATTTGCCACTTGTCTGCTCGGTTGTTATCAACAAGCACGTCCCGCCATTTCGTACCAAACAACTCGTAGTTGTTCTCGGCTATGTTCTCAATGGTTGTCGTGGCATACAGCAGGGGGAATGTGTCCTTGAATCCGGACTCTTTTAGTTCATCGGCAAACGCTGCGGTTTCTTCTTTGTCGATGCGCTTTTGCTCGAACGCTTGGAGCGGCGTGGTGATCTCGCCTTGGGCATTAAGAGTAATGCCGTCATAGTAGCGATACTTCTTGCCGTTGACGCTGAGTATGGGTTGGTTGTAGCTAAAGATATTCTGCATGCGCATGCCCACACTTACACCAGTGAAGAAACAAAACGACTCGTTCAGTCGCAGAACAGTTAGCCTTCGGTCGTACCATCCATCGGTATGGATTCGCACAGTGCCATCTTCGTATGCAGTCAGTATGTCTGTGCCAAACAATCGCACCGCCATGGTTCCGTCGTTGTTCTTAACGACTCGGTGATAGTCTCTGCGTCGCTTGGTGCCATCGGCAGGGGCTGACCCTTTGTTTGCGCCTTTCTTATACATGTGACGCTCAAGGTGCATCATTAGTTTTGTGTACATGTTCATGGTAGTTTCCTTTAGATCTAAAGTTATAAGCTTAGAAGTTACGGGGTTCTTCCCGCCATTCGGGGTGCAGTTTGTATAGCAGGATTGCGAGGTCTTGTGCCTCTTTAAGTGTGTGGGCTTGCCCCACTTCGCGGGCATTGATAAAGATTAGCCATGTTTCGGTGGCAGATGAATACCCGACACGCAAGGTGTCATCGAGTTGATTGCGAATGTCTGATACGACGAACTCCCACATTTGGTATCCAGTTTGTAGCCATTCAAACTTTGGCTTGTGTTTCCCATATACGATTGCCATTACATAACACCTCCCTTGTGTGATGAGTTAAGACCTTTGAGTAGATTGCGGTCGGTCACTACGATGTAGTTGGACTTTGGCATTGGCACGATGGTGTGCTTGCGTGTCTGTGCTTGGGCTTCACCGCACGACATACATGTTCGATAGCCGAGCTTGGCTCGGGCAGGGGGTATCCGTACTGCGTAGCAACATGTGCAGATAGGTAAGTGGTAGTGAGTCATGGTTTTCTTTCTTCTAAGGTTAGAAGTTTTTTCGCGTTCAGGTAGGCGGCGTATGCGGCTTCGGCAGTGTCGAACAAACCCAAGTACTGCTGTTTACCATTGACCGTGAGGTCAGCGCGCCATTTATTGTTGTGTGCTACCACGCCGCGATACCCAGAGCGGTTATCACTACGCGGTCGGTGTTTGTTGAGGTTGTTGGCACTTCTGTCAGATAAGCGAAGGTTGGCTATGCGGTTATCGGCGGGGTTGTTGTTTATGTGGTCAAGCTCAGAGACCGGCCAGTCACCGTACATATAGCACCACGCGAGGCGATGTACATAACAACGATAGCCATCCACTGTGGCGTAGATGTACCCATTATTGGTAAGTGACCCCACGATAGAACCGGCGGCAAAACCGCGCACTCCTATGCGACGAGTAAAAACCCCAGTGTCAGGGTCGTAATTAAGAAGCTCCCGCAAGCGGGTAGAATTTGGTTTGCTCATGTTGTCATGCCTTTACATGATGGTTTGGGAAGTGACCCCGTTAGCCTGCCAGCTTTCGGGGTTGCGTTTATTTTAAATGCCAGCAAATATAAATGCAAGTCATAGCCCACAGAATGGGCTACAAGCTGAACTCATCAGCGAGGGGTATACCCCTGTTGTGTACGATAGGGCGCGTCGTGTTGGCATATCAGGATTGGCTACCTTTCCAACTACCAAGCAGTCATACATAATTTCTTAGAGAGGACTGCACCCAATTAAGTACATAGCGTTCGCATTGCATTTCGACTTTCCGGATGGTTGACACTTGCCTATATCCTTACTCCATCAAAATACTGGGGCTAAACCCAACGCCTATTCACCGAGGGAGGACTGCACAAGGCACCCTATTTGGCTTCTATCATTTAGACAGCGGCGGCTCGAAGGTCTTGTGTGTTGGGGGTACTGAGTACTGAACCCAAAGCTATAAGGTTATAACTTACACAAAGACCTAACTGATAGATTATTAAAGAACGTGCGCCCAATAGGTGTAGGTGGTGCGAGACAAGCCGAGGCGTTACTCGACTTGATGTTATCAATTATACCCGAATTATAGCTTTATGTCAAGCCTTTTCGCTCAGGTTTCGTATGGGTCTGGTGTCCAATTCCGCAGTATCTTTCGATGTTCGCGTTCTTTCTTCCCGTTGGCGATGATCTGATGCACACGGATTTCAGACAGTTTGAACATGCGGGCAAGTTCTTTGCGCGGCGCGCCTTGCAGTCCTCGTTCTACGATTTCTTTGTTGCGGGCTTCTCGACGTTCGGATAGTGTGAGTCCATTGCTCAGGTTGACATAGGCAGGGGCTTCAGGGTTCATGAGTTTGCTCACAGCTTTGCCTACGAACTCGGCACGAGAAAGCCCTTCCTTGTTTGACTGCAGAATGATGGTCTCTCGGGTGTCGTCGCCAAGCCCAACCCAAAACTTCAGGGCCATGACAGTTGCAGCGGTTATGCCGTCTTTGTGGGCAGCGGTCAGTTGTTCGGCAAACTCCAGCGGGAGTTTTAATTCGAGGGTGTAGACTTCTTGTGTCAT